TCGTCACACACCAATGGTGCAAGTACACGTATTAAGCGGAGCGTTTGCGCATCCGCTGAGAAGTGCACTGGCGAAGCACATGTATCGACAACTGCACTACCTCACTGGACCCGTTTGGCGATTAACACACGCCTAGAGGATCAGAAGGTAGTCTTGCAGGAATCGAGTGTGTTTTTCACTGTTCCGAAGAATGCGGACATAGATCGCGCGGCTTGTAAAGAGCCCGAGATTAATATGTTCTTGCAGAGATCAGCCGGCGCCCATATTAGGCGTCGACTGAAACGGTATGGCATAAATCTAAATGACCAGACCGTCAATCAAAAGCTTGCTCGGGATGCATTGCATCTCGGATTGGCTACGATTGATCTCTCTGCGGCTAGTGATAGTATCACTCGGCAGCTCGTATTTGAGTTGCTACCTATTGAGTGGTACTTCCTCCTAGATGACCTTCGTGCTAAAACCGTGATCCTTCCCTCTGGGAAGGTTCACACCCTGGAGATGTTTTCATCCATGGGTAATGGTTTTACTTTCGAGCTTGAGAGCTTACTTTTTTGGGCGTTAACACGCGCAATTGCTCACTCGCTCGGCACTAAAGGCCGCATAAGTGTTTATGGTGATGACATCATATGCCCTTCCGTTATGGCCCCATTCCTCATCCAAATATTTGGATGGTTCGGTTTCAAAGCTAACGCTAAGAAATCAAATTGGACTGGATCATTTCGGGAGAGCTGTGGTAAACATTATGACCACACTTTGGACGTCACCCCGTTTTATCTACGGGAACCGGTCAAAACTAAGACCGACATCATACGCTTATTGAACCGTCTCCTTGAATGGGACGGTCGTGGATTTGGTTTCTTTTTGAATCCAGATTCAGCTTCCTTTCATATGAAATGGAGTAAAGCGATACCTGAGGCTTTGTGGGGGGGCATAGACACTGAAAGTGTCACCGCCCTCGTCACAGGCCATTCTCCACGGAAACGTCTTATGCGGAAATCGCATAGGATTAGTCGCCCAGAGACAGGAGCTCTAACTCATTGGTTTACGGTGCAGGAAGGCAGCGACAGAAGTCGCCTGTCATATGACACCTCAGATCAATGGGCTTATCCCTCGCGGGAAGAGCCTATGATGAACTCAGAAGTGATTAAACCGAATAAAGTGTCGAGAGACACTTTAAACGGTTCACCACGTCCTTTTGAGGTTGACAGTAGGGTACCCACTCGCTATCGTTTAGCGAGCACCCCAAACTTTTGTAGTATAAAGTCTGGAGTATCCTACAGTGAACGCACTGCATGGGATCCATATTTGATATATGAATCTTGCACAGAGCACACTGATTAGCCTAAAAGCTATCAGTGGGGAGCCTCTCGTGAGAGAGGTACCGGAATGGTTGGGTTTCAGCATTGCTGAGACCCGGTCACACCGACTTGGGGCGCTGC